CTTTTCGTGACAACGGCGCGTTAAATCACAAGATGTTTCGTCCTTTGGGCGATTTTGGGGCATAATTTCTGTACGGAAATCTATATTATGTAATACAGACTTATAGGAACTGTTAGAGATGACCCGATATATTGGAATTGATTTAGGAAAATATGAGACCACTGCCGCCGAAATCGTGGACGGCGTAGCAAACATCAGCCGCGTGCCAAGTGTGGTTGCGCCGCAATACACCACGTATGAAAAAATTCGTCAGCAAAGTTTAGTTGAGGGGCAGGAAAATAATTCCAAGCACATTAGCGTGAATGGCTTGCACTGGATTAGCGGCCCAATGGCTTGGAAAAATCAAAATGCGGTTATCCGCCTTGACCCTGAACGCTTTACCAGCGACCCCATGCGCGCTATTATCTTTCTGGCGTTGGATGGGATGGGCATAACCAGCGAAGATTTTGCGATTTACTTCGCCGTGCCGTATAACCTCACCACCGACCCTATTGAGTATGAAACATTACTCAAAAAGCTACAAGATATTTATCTCGGTCAGCACCATGTCGCCATTGATGGGGTGCATAAAATCGTCAAAATCAGTCAAGTCGGCATGGAAGCCCAGCCTAAACTGGCGATTTTTGGGGCGATGTTTGATGACCAAATGAAATGGAAGATGGCAGGGCGCGCCTCGACAGATGATTTTATCATCTATGACCATGGCTTTGGCGATTTGGCGGTTGTGACCATTCGCAATTTGAAGATTGACGACGATGCCACCGAAGAGCGCGAGGTGGGCATGAGCAATGCCGCTAAGATTCTGATTAAGTTATTACAATTACAATATAAAAATCGGCTGAATTTGTTTGATGCCGATGCCCTCATTCGCCAAGCGGTGATTGCCAAAAATCTCAACGGGAGCGCGCCTCAGCCAACAGTTATCAATGCTCAAATTAACGGGGCGACCAAAGATGTGGCTGACCAAGCCATGAGAGCCTTAAATCAATATCTCTCCACCCCGCTTGGCTTTGCTCACGAAAAAACGGGGTTGCAAAATAATGCCTGTAAAATCATGGTGGGTGGCGGGGCGCATGCGTTGCACGGGCCATTGCAGGAGGCAATTGAGGGCGAGATTATGATGGACGGTGAACCGTCAACCACTGTGGCGAGAGGAGCCGCGAAAGTTGCTAAGAAAAAGTTTTCACGCGGGTAGGCCGAGTAAGGCGGGGCAGTCATTCGTCATTCGCTTGCGCTATGTCCCTGGTCGTCATTCGGCTAGGGTGTTAGAGTTGCTTGAGCACATGAACGAATTGACTGACCCCGCGGCCCGTGGAGATTTACTAGAGGAATTTTCAGTGCAACCCATCACCGCGCCGGTTGAGGTGGTAGAGCCGAGTGACGAGATGGGCGATTTTTTTGATTTGTTGAGATGACTAGATTAAGTAAAATAAACTAACATGGACAATTTGTCGAGGTTGATTAAAAAGAGGCTGCCTGATTAGGTAGCCTTTTTGTTTTGTCAGGTTGCCTCATTGGCCGTTTTTTATTTATACAACCCCTCCGCCGTCACCACACGGCTACTCACCACCGTCTTATTAACCAACGCCAGCTTATTAAAACTCCCCGCCGAAGTATCCACTTGGTCATCATGGCGGCCTGATGGGAAGGCCACCAACTCCTCAATATAATCCTGATTCCATGCGCCCTTAAGTAACCTAACATTAGAGGCTTGGCATTGTGCCGCGAAGGGCAGGGCGCGCACCTCCTTGCTGCCTGATGGCCTTTCCGTATAAACAGCGTAGCCCGCCAACAGCTTCACGATAACCGCCGAGCTCTCCTTACCAGAGCTACCGCCCTCCTCCTCAATCCAAATCTGCACGCCATGCCCATATTTTTGCCCGTCCATAATCGTTGTCTGCAAGATGACTTTCTCCACTTCGCCCGCGTTCCATTGCCCCCGTACCACGCTCTCCACGTAATACGCCCCGCTTCGGCTCTTTGCCATGAGCAGCCCTACCGTATAATCGCCCTTGCCTTCCGTCGCCGCCCTGTCCCAATACCGTACCCGCCCCACAATATCAATGGGTAGCGCGTCCACAATGACAAACCAATGCCGTTTGAATTGGCTACCTTCCGTTGGGCGCGGCACACCTTGATATTCGGCTGACCATACCGCCGCGCCCACATCGGCGCGAATTTCCATGAGGGCGTTTAGGCTGAAACGTTGCGGACAAAGCGGCTCACCCACTTGGCGGCCAAGGGGGTCATCAGGGGCAGGGGTTAGGCCGAGAAATTGGTCATTGAGATTGCGGTCTATTTGCGATTCAGCGATAGCAGGAAACCGTAACACGCGCCATTTATCGGCCTGCTCATGGAGTAAGCGACCACATAAATCATCTTCATGCCAGCGCGTATTGATGATAATAATTGTCCCGCCTTCCCATAACCGCGTGCGAAAAGTCCCTTTATACCAATTCCAAACCATGTCCCGTTGCGACTGCCGATAGGCCATTTCCCATGACGAAAAGGGGTCATCAATGATGGCGAGGCGCGCCCCATGCCCCGTGATAGGCCCGCCCACGCCAACGGCTAAAAGGCTGCCCCGATAGCCCTTGAGTTTCCAGCGTTGGACGGAACGGTTTTGCCATTGCGTTTTGACCGTCCTGAAGACGCGGCTATAGGCTTCACTCTCCACGAGGGCGCGAGCTTCGCGGCTGTGGGTTTCGGCGAGGGTTGCGCCGTAGCTGGCTAAAATGACGGGTTGATGGGGATGGTGGCCGAGCCAAAACGCGGGCAAGTGAACGGCAGTGAGTTGGCTTTTGCCGTGTTGGGGTGGGGCAAAAATCATGAGCCGTTGGGTTTGACCTGCGACTACTTGGTCAAGTTCATCGGCGACGCGGTAATGGAAACTTTCAGGGAGATACGAGGGGAGGGTATAGCGAGTAAAGTCAATCAGGTTATAACGCGCTGAGACGCGTTGACCTAGCTCCTGCCCTTGTGGGTCAAGGGTGAGGGATTCAGCTAGCCGTTCTTTGAGCCGTTGCTTAAAGAGGGCGAGGGCGTGCGGGTGTTGTTGCACCCATTGGGGAAACCAGGCGGGGTAATCAATCGTTCTGTACCTGTTGCAATAATTGGGCGGCGAGGCCGTCAATCAGGCTATCAAACTGCTCTGGCGATACGCCTTCGGGCAGAATTTCATCTAAATTCAGGTTGATTTGTTGAATGTCCGTTTCGGTATGTGTCGCCAAGCGTGCCAGCTTATCGGCGGTCTGCACCATACGGGGAATGGTATCGGCTGTCCAATGCATGGGAATGATGATGGTTTTGCCGTCCTTTGTTTTGGTTTGGACTAACGGGAAATTACTCATTTGTTGGGCAATGTTAAACAAGTGCGTTGCCATTGTCCAGGACTTTTCTTCCCATTCCAATTGCCGCTGCTGCCGCTTTTGGAGTAAAGCAATTTGGTTCTGCTTTTCATACTCGGCGATTCTGGCTTGCCACATGAAGGCGGCTGACCACTGCTCTAAGGTGGAGAGGTGAATCGTAGGCGGCTTTTCCCCTTTGGCCTGTTGATATTTCTCCGCCAACAATCGCAAGCTGCGCCCCGCACCGAGCAGGGCGTAATCATTCAGGGCAATGTTGGCCTTAAGGCTTTCGCCGTCAATTCTCGCTAAGGGAGTCATGGGAATTAGAAGTGAAAAGTGAGAAATAAGAAATGAGAAACGGGTTCTTACTTCTTATTTCTCACTTCTTATTTCTAATTTTAATCGTTGGCTAAAAGCTGCTTTGGCCTCACCACTGAGACCCATTCTGGATTCGTCAGGGTAGGGCAATTCCATTTCAAATTCAAGGCTCTCGGCTAAGGCGGCGGGGATAACGGGCTTGGGATTCCAAGCAATCGCCGTGACCACATTGCCCAAGTAATAGTCCACCCGCACCTCATCAAAGAAGAGGGCAAAGAGGTCATAAAACTCTTGGAGTGAGTGAAACTTTTGCGCTTTGGGTGAGCCAGTGGTTAGGTCGCCCAGCTTCACCCCTTCTTCATACGCCAACGCAAAACCATGCGCCTTGCCTGTGGTGTGATTCAGTACGCCCCGCCCCAAATAATGTTGCCAACCCGCCTGCGTATCGGCGTTGGCACTGCCATAAACCTTGCAGCCCTCATTGCATAGGGCCGCTAAAATGCGAATGACGTGGACGCGGTCTTCATAAAATGGTACGGAGTTTAGAACAGCCGAGATAAAAATACTGCTCCACTGCTTGCCAATGGCAACGGCCTGTAAAAATTCCCGATTCAGTTCAAGGCTGGCCGCTTTGTTAATTTTATCGCCGTCTTCAGCCTTCATGTGATACGGCTCAAACGCGTCAGCCTCAATCCCAAAGCGGCGCAGGTTTTTGACCTCTTTTAATCGCCCCGCGCCAAAATCTAAAACGCAAGTGCCATGCTGTTTTTCCCACGCCTTGCGCTGAATTAAGTTATCTAGCTTGAAAGTATTGGGGTGTTGTTGCGGATGCACCACAAAGGTAAAGCCATAGCCGAGATGATTGTTGGGTACAACGACCCGCGCCCGTCTAAAAGAGTTATGGCGCAGATAATCACCGTAACGGGCTTTAATGTCAAAGTCCATACTCAGCCAATTAAGCATGGCATGAGCAAACTGCGCCTGTAGCTCTGAGATAACAATAACCTCCACCTGCTTGGCCTCATTCTCGGCCCAATATTGCAGCCGACCAATGCCATTGACCACTTTGTAAGAGGGCGTGATGACCAACGGCATGATAATGCCCTTGCCCCGCATGACGGAGGCCATATTGCTGGCATATTGCACCCATTGGCCGCGATTGGCTTGCAATAAGGGCTTAATGTCCATCATTTGGGTGTGCAAGCAGGGGTAAAATTCAGGCGTGTCAGGTTGTAGGTCGGGCAATTGCGCCGCTAGATTAAAGATGTCACTACTTTGCAGATTAGCGGTCAACTGTTGCGAGGTATCTTGCACATCCATGTCATTCGTGCCGCGATTGAACATGATGTTAATGGCCTTGCGTTCATTGAGGATAATTTCCTGATTAAAGAAGCATATCGGGATTTGTTGCGCGCCCATGCGGGTGCTGACATGGTGGCGTTGGTGGCCGCTAAGTAGTTCGCCGTTTTTATCGGCATAGAGGGGCAGCAAAAAGCCCAGCTTGCGGAGGGACAGTTCAATCAAGTCCAGCCGCATGGGGTCAGCTTGGCGCGGGTTGTAGGTGGAGGGTTTGACCGATTCAACGGGGTAAAGTTTAGGTGGGGCTATTTTCATTGTCTGAGACCCTCACCCTAACCCTCTCCCAGGAGGAGAGGGGATTTTGTTCCTTCTCCCTCTGGGAGAGGGGCAGGGGTGAGGGCGAGTCCTATTCGACGTAATATTTCTTGCTTAATGGCCTTTTCGCTAAAGCCTACTTCTTGGCGTAAATTCTCTAGCCATTCAAAATAGACGGCGCGCTCCACCTTGAATACAAAATTAGGGCCGATAATGGCGGTGGTATCGGCCTCCTCGATGTCATCGGCGATAACCTTTTTATTGACCTTTGCCAAATCATCCGCCCCATAACCCCATTCTTTCTGCGCCGATTCGCTGTCCATGTCCGCTAACAGCAGTGACAAACTGTCACCGTCAAGGCTAACGGGTAGGGCGTTGGCCTCCTGTAGATTGCCGAGCAGGGTATCATAGCGTTTGCGGTCATAGATAACGGCCACTTCAACGGCGGATAAACCCGCACCCGCCAGGGTTAGATTGTTGGCATCAACGGCGAAGGCTTCAGCTTCCGTTTGATTGGCTAAGTCGTTGCCAAATAGAATCGGCACGAGCCATGCGCCCTGCTCATCAACAGTTATGCCGTTGGGTGGTGCGCTCTTTTCGGCACACAATTCTTGCAGAGCTTCCAGCCGTCCATTGCCGCCGATAATCCCGCCATCACCTGCGGCGGAGGGGATGGCCGCGTCAAATTTGGGCGGGTCTTGGAAACCATAACGGGTTAAGGCCGCTTTGATTTTGGGTAAGTCATGCTTTTTGGGGTTCTGTTGCCATTGCCAAGCCATCGCTTGGGTCAGGGGAATATATTTGAGTTCTAACATTTCACCGCCACCCACCCCGCAAAATTCATCCACCGCCAAAAGCAATCAATCTGCTTAAAGCCTGTTTGCGCCAACAATTGCTCATTCCAATCAGCCGTTACGGGAACTAACACACCCTCCAAACTGAGCCGCTTACGCTTAATTTGCTCTTGGCTATAACCGTTATCGGCCTTAAGGCCGTAATACAACTCCACCATGAGCGCGTCTAAATCCGCCGTTGCGCCCAACACTTTCTCCACCAAAATGAGCGCGCCGTTAGGGAGCAGGTGGTCATAGATATTTTTGAGGATTTTTTGACGGTATTCAATCGGGGTAAATTGCAATGTCAAAATAGAGAGGGTCACACTGGCCGCAGCAGGGGGATAATAGGTGCGTAAATCTTCTTGTTTGATTTGCACAATGCCCGTATCAATATAACCCTTAAATCGTTGGCGCGCCGCTTCCGCCATTGGCGGGGAGGTTTCTACGCCGATGAAGTGGTTATGCACGCCAAATCTTTCGACCAACGGGGCCATGGCCTCACCCCGACTACAGCCTAAATCAATGATACATGAGTCAGGTTGACGGTAGCGGTTGGCTAGGCTATAACATGCGTGGCGCATCGTTTCGTATTGGGGAATAGAACGAGCTAACATATCGTCAAAGACAGTGGCGACTTCATCATTGAATTGCCATTGGCCGTGGGGCATGGTTTGGTCATGGGGTGGCATGGAGTTTCTCCTCAACCGCCAAAATGCCCAGACGCGTTTTTAGCTCCGTGATGACGGCCTCTTTATCAAAATTAAGTTGTTGGCTTAGGGCTTCTGCCCACGCGAGATAGGCGGGCAAGGGGATTTTTTGGACGTACATGCCGATGGTAACGCGGGTGTGCGTTTTTTCGGCTTTATTGCCCTGCTCACCAAATATCATCTTGAGCAAGAGCGCAACATCGGCGGATTGAACAGTGACGGGGAGTTGTTCGGTCTGATTTAATTCAACGAGTAATTTAACATAATCACCCTCATGCCAAATTTGGCTGGTGTAGACGGCAGAGAAACCACCGCCACTTAGCACCAAATTGTTATGGTCAAGGGCGAAGGCTTCGGCAGCGGCTTGGCTGGCCAGGTCGTTGCCAAAGAGAATTGGCACGGCCCACGCTCCGTTTTCATCAACGGCAATGCCTTTGGGTGGAGCTTCGCCGTCACTATGCATGAGACGCAACGCATCAATGCGTCCATTGCCAAAGACTAGCCCGCCGAGCGTGCCGTCAAATTTGGGCAATAACTGAAAGCCATATCGCCGTAAAGAGGCGATAATCCCTGGCAAATCGTGCTTTTTGGGGTTGCGTTCCCATTGCTGAATGTCAGCTAAGGGAAGGTATTGGATTTTTAAGGTCATTACGTAATCCTGATAGTTTTTAGGGCAAAAAACACGGGGAAAATTATAGCACGTTGCTAATTGTTTGAATATAGGATATTTGGGCTAATTTTTTAGCGGTCAGTCGGTCAGCTAGTCAGGGTGTCAGCTTGTAAGTTTTTGCTGATAGTTGACTAGCTGACTAGCTGACTAGCTGACTGACTGAAAGACTAATGATAGATTACAACCAACGCGCCATTGCGCTTAATGAGAATATCAAATTAGGGCAACAACTAAAGACCACCGCGAGTGATATTCTCGGCTCTTTGGATATTCATCAAGCCGATGTCAAAGATTTAGCCACTTTGATTAAAGCGGCCACCGATGCGGCCACTAAAGGGGCGAAATTAGAGGTCGATTCTCGCCGAGAATTGGAGATATTGACCGTTAATTTAGCGTAAATTCGTATAGTTATTTGTGTAAGCGAGAATTGATGGACTTCATGGACTCACATGACTAAATTGGGAGCAAAAACTAAATTAACACACAAACTTATTGAGCAAATTGCTGATGGGGTGAGGCAATGCTTGCCCCCAACGGCGGCGGCGGCAGCCTGTGGAGTGCCGAAATCTACCTTTATGAGTTGGTTGAAGACAGGACGGGGTGAGCCAAGTGGCATTTATAGGGATTTGGTGGACGCGTTGGATTTAGCCACCGCGAAACCCCACACGAAATTAGTCAATGTCGTTTACACGAGTGCCATGCAAGGTGATACCAAAGATGCGAAGTGGCTACTAGAGCGAATGTTTCCTGAGCAATGGGGGGCCACCAAACAAATTGAACTCACTGGTTCAGCCACTCAGCCGATTCAATCCGTTCAGATGTCGCTAGACGATTGGGATAAGCAGCGGGCTAAACAACAAGCCGAACTGGAAAAGACTATGAGTTTGTTTGAGGAAGTCAGCTAGTCAGCCATCGGCTAGTCAGCTTTTAGCTGAACGCTGACCGACTGAACACTGACAAGCTGCTTATGAAACTCACCAAGCGCGCCCAATTTTTGGTGGATAACCTTGACCTCCCCGCCGCGTCAGGGGTTCAATCGGCGCAGTGGGAACATTTCCAAATTGCCCATCTGTGTGATGATGGGCTTTTTCGCATTGAAAATAAATCCCGTCAAATTTCGTGGTCGTTTAATTGTTCGGCGGAGGCTACGGCGGATGCGCTGCTAGAGGAGCAATCTAGCTTGTTTACCTCCATTAACATTGATGAAGCCAAAGAGAAAATCCGTTATGTGCGGGACGTATTGGGCAACGTAAAGCTGCGCGGCCTGCCCAAAATTACCACCGACAATCAGCTAGAAATCGGCTTTGATAATGGGGCGCGCATTATCTCTATGCCGAGTAAGCCACCACGCGGCAAGCCACGTTACAATGTCTATCTTGATGAGTTTGCCCATGTGGAGCATGACCGCGAGATTTATGTCGGGGCTAATGCGGTCATCTCCAAAGGCGGGCGGGTACGCATCGGCTCAAGTCCGTTTGGTACGGGTGGCGTATTTTGGGATGTCTTCTCTCAGTCCATAAACCCCTACCCAAAATACAGCCGCAAAACCACCCCCTGGTGGCATTGTCATGGGCTATGCGTGAATGTGGCAGAGGCGGTCAAGGTTGCGCCCGCGTTGCCAACGGCGGAACGGGTCAGCCGATTTGCCAATGAACGTATTCAGACCATCTTTAGTAATTATCTGTTAGAGGATTTTCAGCAGGAATATGAATGTTCGTTCAATGACCAATCAACGGCCTGGATTGGCTTTGATGAAATTAGGGCAGTGCAAGAGGCGGAGTTAATTTGTTTCAAGGCCAGCGTGGTGGGGCGAGCTATCGGCGCGGCCTTGCAAGCCATTGATGACTTGGCGGCGGCTAAACTTGAGGCGGTCTATAGCGCGGGCGTGGATGTGGGGCGGACGCGCAATACAACGGAATTATTCATTGTGGGGCTGTCCAGCGTAGGGAGTTTCCCCTTGCGGCTCATGGTCACGTTGGATAATTGCGATTTTGATGAGCAATTTGAGGTGATGGTCTATGCGCTGACCAAGCTCTCCATTGCCAAATTGCTGATTGATAAGAATGGCCTCGGCATGAACTTGGCCGAGAATTTAGCCAAGCGATTCCCCTTCAAGGCGGAGGGCGCGCACTTTGATAATGCCAGCAAAACCCTCTGGGCGACTGATGCGAAAATGTTAATCTCGCAACATAAAACCCCACTGCCGATTGACCGCGATTTGGCCTATCAAATCAACTCCATTAAGCGCACCATTACCCCTAGCAAAAATATGGCCTTTGACACTGACCGCAACGAAAAACACCATGCCGATAAATTTTGGGCATGGTGCTTGGCTTTAGCGGCGGGTAAAGTGCCGAAGGTGAGGCCGATTATTTCCAGTCGGGTTTATAATCCGACAGATTTGTTTTAGCTAGTCAGCCTGTCAGCTAAAAAGGAAAAGCAATAAAGCCCTTATAAGGGTTCAAAACCTTATAAGGGCTAATTTTTTGGCTGACTAGCTCAATTTTACAATCGTAGCCTCATAGCCGTCATGTTCTATGCGGCAGCCGCCATGCCGTTTGAGTTCGGCAGCGACCCAATCGGGCAGATAAAGCCCTTCTTTATGTTCCCACTCATCCACATCATCGCCAAAAGTCTCGGCCAAGTGGGGCATGAGGTCATCAAGGGTGGTTTCGGTGCGGCTGAACTGTCCGCACCAGTAGTTATACCAGATAATTAAAAGTTTCATTTCTTTGTCCTTTTAGGTTTAGATTATAAGGTTTCAAACCTTATAATGGCTTTTTTGATTACAACAACGGCAATACCTTGCTATCCCAGGGCTTGATTTGCAACTTGTTGGCCTTCATCATCTTGCGCCAAAAGTCCATGAGGATGGCAGCCTCATGGTCAAAGCCCGCGTCCATGAGGTGAGCAATGTAGGCATCGGTCATTATGCCTACGTCCCCTTTTTTGAGGGGCAAAGCAGGCAAATACTCCAACGGCGTGAGGCAATCAGAGACGCGCTTGCCTTCATTGCTTTGCGCTACCGCCACCGCTGAGGCCGCAAAAAGGGAGTTGAAATCAAACAGGCTGTCCTGTTGCGATTGCTCTAACAATTTGCTCACGAAACGGTTAATGTGTTGGCGAGTGGGCAAATAGCTTTGTTTATTCAGCCAAGCCACCACTTGCATTTGTTGATTGAAGGGCAAGGCGGCAATCTCCTCGCCGTAAATGGGCTTGAGTTCGCCGCTAGAAATCAGGGCTTGCAGGGCGGGGGCGAGGCCAAGCAGCATGAGCCGTTGCTTGATGAAGTCGCCCGATTTTTTGACCAGCTTGGCTAACTTGGTGATTGACCAACCATAATCATCGATTCTGGTTTGATAGGCGCGGGCTTCTTCCATCGGGTCTAAATCCTCACGCTGCACATTTTCAATCAGCATAATGCCACTGGCCTGCTCATCGGCCAGGTCGTCCCGCACAATGGCCTGAATCGTGCCGAGTTCGCAACGGGGCGATAACGGCCATTCGCCACTATTCACTTTTTCGTTATAGAGCAGGTGGGCGCGGAATCGGCGTTCACCTGCCACAATGACATATTTCTTTTTGCCGTCATGCCAGCGCACCGTAATGGGTTGGGCTAGGCCATACTCGGCAATGGACTCGGCCAACTCCAACATGGGCGCGGCCTTGAACTTTTTGCGGTCATTATTGCCCGCCGCAATTTGGATTAAGGGAAGGAGAATGATTTTCATAGTCGGTTATTAGTAGAGACAGGGCATGCCCTGTCTCTACTCTATTATTCCTCATTTCACCAACGGCATGATGAGGTGAAAACTCCCGTTGTCATAGAGTGCAACGCCTTGCCCTGACTGATTGAAGCCAAAGGTCACTTCATCACCCCGACAATTTTTGAGCAGAGTAGCCAGAAATTGAATGTTCAGCTTGACCTCAAACGGCTCGCCCTCACTTGCGCCGTTTAGCTTCGCCGAGAAACCGCGTTCACTGTTATTGGCGATTAGGGTCAAGGTTGTTTTAGCAGCGCGTAAGGTGATGTCTTTGGTGGCGGGTATCCAGGGGGTTGGGCGTTGATTGTTGTCATAAAGATTAACTTCATCATTGCGACTGAGGTTCAGAGCGTGAGCCAACTCCAAGCGGTCAACCAAAAATTTATGCTCATAAGTTGGGGCAATGATGTTTTCAAAGGGCAGATATTTGCCGTTGATTAGGGTCGTGGTTAGATGTAAGTTCTCTAGCTTGAAGGTGGCCGTATAGCCATTAAAGGATATTTCTACCTCGCCTTCGGCTAAATGGCGGGATAGAATCGCCATGATGTGAGCAGGCACAATCAACTCCACGTCAGGCAAGGCTACAGGCGCGCTTATCTTGGAGAGAATGTAGCCATTGGCTGCAACGAGTGTGAGTTGACCATCACGGATTCGCAACAGAATCCCGTGATAAATCGGCTGGTCATCTTTCTCGCGGGCCGATTTGACCACTTGGCTAATCATCTGCTTGAGCGTAGCCGATTCTAGTTTGAATGTGCCACAAGCAACGGCCTCATTTTTGGGCAAGTAGCTCGGCTGTGTCAAGGCCAAGCCTAGCGCAAAATCCTCGCCATTGTTACCATTGATAAAGCTGGTATAGGGGGGTATAGTCAGCCGTAAGCCGTTGGGCTGAAAGGCTAGGCCGATAGATTCAGGCGGCATTTTTGCCAGCCACTCGGCTAAGAATTTGGCGGGGACGGCCACGCGCCCCGGTGTCGCCACCTTGAGATTGCTCTTAACCCACGTCACTATTTCAAAGCCAAAGTTGTTGGCGCGCAACTCCATTTGATTGTCGCTTAGGGTCAGTAACACTTGCCGCGTACAGGGCAGTGAGCCATTGGCAACGGCGGGCATAACGGTGGTGAGTGCCGTCTGAAAAACCGTTTTCAGGATTTTGGCCTGTTGGCCTTCGGCTAGGGTGTCGTCAAAAGTGGTGATGGTTGGCTCGACCTCCGCTTTATTGACCACGATTAGCCGAGCCGCTACCCCCGTCCCCGATGCCTTGAATGAATCGGCGGGTAATTCTTCAACGTAGGCTTGGTGAAGCTCTAGCCATTGGCGAAAGTTAGTGGCCTTTTTGTTGTCCCTGAAAAACACGCCCTCGCCCATCACGCTGACTAATCGGCCATGCGACTTGAGCAGGCTGTAGGCATGGTAAACGCGGTCAATATCGGCAAACTTCTCGAAAGGTGGATTTTGGACAATGACATCATAAGACTCGGTGTGGGCTAGAAAGTCATCGCCGATGAGGGTGAAGCCTTTCAGTGTCAAAATGTCACGCAGGGTCGGGTTTAGTTCAATGAGCATAAGCGGATTGTCAGGGTAATCTTGCCGTATGATTTCGGCAATGTTCCCTTTACCTGCGCTTGGCTCAAGAATGGTTTGGCCTGGTTTGAGATGGGCCAGATTAACCACCCGTTGCGCCAATTCTGACGGCGTTGGCACATAACCAGGAATTTTCAGGCTCAATAATTTGGCCTCCGCTTGGCGGATTTGGGTGGTGATAGGCGATTCAATCGGCACAAGCTGGCCGATAGATTCGAGTTGTTGCTTGGCTATGGCAAAGGTGGCCTCCGTAATGCCTGCGTCAAAGAGCCGCTTGCCGTCACCATTGGCGGGAAATGTTTGGGCGCGTAGGAGTGTTTCAATTTGGATTTTCGTTTGTAGTCCCTGCAATAATTCAGGGAGATTGCCTTGCTCATGGCCGTCTGCAACGGCGATAAGTTTAGCCTGAACTTGTTGTAATATTTGACCATCTTGCCGCATGGACTCGGCAATGCGCGCCCTGCGGGGCGTGGCAACTTGTTCAGCAATGGCGGGATTGAGTTTGGCCGAGATTTGCGCTTGCATAGTTTCGGCGATTTGTCGTAATTTTTCTGAGATAGGGTTCATGGTGAGTTTGTTCCTTTAGCCCTCATAGGTTTCTAAAACCTGTGAGGGCTGCTTTTTCATTAGTTGTTTTGCTTTGGCGGTACTTTCACTCCCCTAACCACATGTCGTGGCCTAAGCAATGACAAACCTACCCTTTATCTGGGGTGACGGCGGTCAAAGACTTATCCTCTAGCAACAATAGGGGTGTATCCAACCGTTAGATAGATTCTAACAACGCTTTATCGGGACGGCGTTGAAATACAAAGTTATAGGGTACTTCATAAACTAAGCGGGTGGTGGGTGAAGCAACTAGCACTTTATCAGGCAATGGCGCAACCACCTCGCCCTTAATCCGCACCGCTTTGTCTCTAAAGCGCACCACCACCCATACCTCCTGCCCCGTCATCACTGACGACAACGGATTGTTAGGAATTTGGGTTTTTGGCAGGGGCGGCGCAACGGGTGCGGGGCTACTATCGCCGATATGGGCTTGCACCTGCTTAATATGGCGGCATTGCTCACGGCGGAATTTCCAACCTGGGCAATTGCAACCATAACGCCCATGTTTGTCCCGCGCTACACGGTATGATTTGTTAGGGTCACGGTTTGAGGCCACGTCCCATTTGTTAATCCAAAAAGAATCGCCTGCTACGGGAGTGATTTGAGGGGTCATCATTGAATTAGGAATTAGGAATTAGAAATTAGGGGGTTTTAATTCCTAATTCCTAATTCCTAATTGCTTTAATTACACCAATTCCAACACTTCAATAGAGGGCTTTTCAGCAAAAACCAAGTGGCTGGCAACATGGTAAACCAACTGGGTGCGGTTGGAGATGACGGTCACTTCACCGCCGATAACCTTGACCACTTCGGCTTTAATGCGGACAGGCTTGCCCTGAAACATCACCGCTACCCACACAACCTCACCTTTGGTGAAAGTAGCCGTTTCTTGAAACCCTTGCGCCGTCAAAATAACAGCAGGTTCAGGGGCAACTTCAACCACAGGCTCAGGCACAATGACCACCGCTTTCGGCTGACGAACAGGCGCAACCTTGACGGGGCGGGGCGTGGCTTGTCGTTGGGCGCGGCCTAAATCAACCTTCAACGTGAAGATAGCTGTGTTGCCCGTTGCGAAATAATCCACCTCCTCACCTGCCCCAATTGCATCAGAAATGCGCCACGCGATGGGCTTGAGTTGGCGGAAGCAGCCCGCTTGCAAGGCCGCACTCGGCGCAACCGCTTGCTTAATGGTCACTTTGTGGTTAGAGCTAAAGGTAATGCTGTCAAACGTAACTTTACATTGGGTTAAGGCTTGCTCGATGGTTTGTTTTTGGCTAACGGTAAACATGTGTGTATCCTCACTTATGGTTTATGGCTAATTACTACGAAAAATTAACGGTGACAAGGTACTAAAAAAGGCTATCCGCGTGGACAGCCTTTTTTCAAAGGTGTACGGGTTTACTCTACTCAATTTCAATCTTGACGGTGCGGCGGGTGTGGCGGTGCATCATCTTTTTGTAGGCCGCTTTTTTGTGCGCCAATTTTTTGCTCCCAAGATTAACCCAACCATCATACTTGGTTAAGTTAATCTCGCTTTCGTTGTAGTTCTTTTTTAAGCCGTAGGTTTTCATATGTAGCTCCTTTACTGCGTTATGTTTTATTGTGTTTTCTTACTGTTTGTTATAAAACCATTATAGCATAGTTTTAGCCTTGTGTCAATACCCTGAACCTTAAAATTTTAATGAGCTTGTAATACAATGAGGAATTAAAAATGAAGAATTACGAATCAAAAATCTCTCATCTATGACGCTGAAATGCCTGAATGAGAGATTTTTAATTCCTAATTCCTAATTTTTAATTAAATCAGCCTCGCCTGACGCGGTGGACTGCCATTGGGTAGCGTGACCCAAGGCGTATTAGGGACTTTGATTACCTGAACGCCATTTTTGGCATACATTTCACGTGTGTTGGCATTGCTCTCTAGGGCCAAATAACGGAGGGGATTCTGCCCATGTTTCGGCTGAATTTTATTGAGTAAAACCCGCTCCTTAAAGTCTTGGGCGGGGACAAAGCGGTCTTTGCTGCCCTTGAAAAAATGTTCTTGCGGCTGCCAATCGGTCAGCGCGTGAATATTTTTCAGGGTGGCTTCGGCCAAATTATCCATGCGAACTGTGACCATTATCACATAATGGTCGCGGATTAAATCCACTAACCAATTGCGATAACGCTCAAGCGAAAGGTTAGGCTCGCTGTTAAACTTGGCCCACGATTCTGCCGAGTTTGCCACTAGGGTATAATTCAGGTCAAGCAGAATGATGGGCTTGACCGTCTCCGTAACCACCTCGCCGAGGTGGTCGTGTTGGGACAGGTAAACGGTTGCGCCCTGTCCCTGCAATTTCTGAATGGTTTGCTGGGCAATGCGTTCATCAAAGGTGGCGTAGGCGTTGGCCTTGCCGCCGATGACCCAGCTAAGGGTATATAAAATGGTCATGGGAGTGATGAGTTATGAGTGCGGAGTTATGAGTTTTTTGCTCATCATTCATCACTCCTCATTCATAACTTGTTATAAAAAAATCATACCATAATTTTTGCCCACTTTCAACCTCGCAGCCGCTTATAGACCGCGTCAGGGGTGGCCTCAAACATGGTGGCAATTTCCTCCGCCGATTTGCCCTCGCCATGAAAAAGTTGCTTGACCCGCGTCGTATCGGGCAGCTTGGGCTTTTGTCCGCCCTTGCCGTAATGAAGGGAGGTATCCACGCTGAGTTGGTCAAGCCTTTGTTGAATTTTGGTAATGTTTATTTTCAACTCCTTCGCCATTTGTGACATCGGCATATCTTGATACATCTTAATGAGAACGTCATCAGGTGGTAAGGGCTTGGTTTCGGTGCGCTCGTAGGTGATGGGCGTGTAGCCCGCTTTGGTGAGCCGATGGTGCAAGGTTTGGCGCGGCGTACCGAGCTTGGCCGCCATTTGGGTGATGGACATGGTTTGGTTCATGGCAACCAAAGAGCGTATTTTTTCAATCGCCTCTTTCACTTGTGCCGCGCTCAGGCCGAATTGGGCGGCAATGGCTTCATAGCTCTGCCCACTATCGGCCAGCTCTATCAGGGTTTTGGTGAAGGGGGTTTTTGGTTTCATAATTCGTTATTATAGTCAGTCTGTCAGCAATCAGCTAGTCAGTCGGTCAGCTTTTAGCTTTTAGCTGACTAGCTGAACGCTAAAAATTACCCCGACTTTACCCTTGCTTTACCGTAGGCTTTAAGCTAGAATTATGAGAACAGAGGTTCTATGTCAACCATTCAACAAACTCTTAGTAATCTGTACTATAAAGTTTTCCGCCAAAAACCCACGCCCACTACCAGCGCGGAGACCGCCTCCAAAATTAAGAAGTGGTCATATCGCACGCCTGAACTGGCTCGGTTTCAGGTGGAGCGAACCCGCCAAGCGATTATCAAAGATTGCCTTGAGATGTATGACAATGGCCTGAGCCATGTGGTCATCGGCACACTGGCCCGCGACATTATTGATGGTGGATTCGAGGTCGTGGTCACTATCCCCCCAAAAGCCGATAAGAAACTTATCGCCTCGCTGCAAGAAACCCAACAAATTGCTGACAACTTAATCAAGGATTTAGACCTGATTAGCCGCCTAGATGATTTGGCTAGAATTGCCCTGCTCTATGGGGATGCCTTCATTGAAAAGGGGATTACAGTTGATGGGTCAATTGCTGAAATTTCGGTGAAGCCCGCGCCCTTTATGTATCGCAACTCGGATTTATTTGACCATTTTGAAAATCCCGATGAGGCATACTATTACAGCGAGCTTGGCGCGCTAGGCGGTAGTCGGGTTTATTTTAGCCAGTGGCAGATTCAGCATGTGCGGGCTAATCACGATGAAGGCAATCGCTATGGCACGCCAGAGTTTGCGGCGGCGCGCAGTGCCTGGAAGATGTTTGTGGACGGCTTACTCAATGTTGCCTTGCGGCGCAAACACGCCAGCAACCGCACTCAGTTACATGTGCTAGAGGGCGCGGACGAAACGGCGATTGAGGCATATAAAGAAAATAATCGGCAGGCCCTA